TGGAATCAACTGTGGCAGAAATTAAAAAACACTCCGATCGACCCGTTGTGATTCGATCACATCCAAGAAGTGGGTGCAATACACCATCAGGGTGTTTGATTGATCGTCCACAATTTACTGCGGGCTCATACGATGATTTTGATTTCAATCGTGTGTTGGAGTCGGCTCATTGCATAGTTAATTGGAATTCAGGACCAGGATCGCAAGCCTTGATTGCAGGTGTTCCTGTGTTTGTTGGTCCTGACAGTCTAGCAAGTCCAATTGCCAATTGGGACCTATCACAAATAGAAAATCCTCCACATCCTGATCGCGCTGCGTGGTTGGAAGATCTATGTCATACAGAATGGACACTAGGCGAGATTGCGTTAGGCGGACCGGTTGAAAGATTGTTGGGTAGACTAAATACCCGATGCATTTAGTCGATGGGTTTAATCTACCTTATGAAGATTATTTTGAAAAATTCAACCAGAACATAAGATTATTTGGATTGAACTCTAGGACTGAGGCCTTAAAGTATGTACATAGTTTTTGTACAGTAATAGATATAGGAGCACATGTAGGAATCAGCGTAGATCATTGGTCAACATTGTTTCAGCAGGTACACGCATTTGAACCTATGCCTGCTCACTATGAATGTTTGATCAAAAACACTAAAAATTTATCCAATGTTCAATGTTATAATTTTGCCCTAGGCGACAAAACTGGATCAAGACAAGGCACTTACAGAATCTCCAAGAACACTGGAACTTTTCAGATGATTGATGAAAATTTTGGCCGACATCAATCTTGTGCTGTACTACATGACATCCAATGCCACAAGTTAGATGAGTTCACTTTCAGCAATGTTGATTTTATTAAAATTGATGTGGAAGGTTGGGAATTTGAAGTTCTCAAAGGAGCCATGAACACTATACGTACTCATAAACCTGTGATGATGGTAGAATACACAGGTGGCAATCACCCTAAAAGTCTACACACTTACAACAATGATCAATATTTAGAATTGTTACAAGAACTAGATTATGAATCAGTAGCCGATTTTGATGGCGATACTATCTATCTACCACGGTACACGATTGATTTGCAGTCTCTTTAGGTCAGCATCAACCATGTCACGGATCATGGTTTCAAAGTCGGTACGTGGCTTCCAGCCCAGCTGTTCTCTAGCACGAGCACTATCACCGCGTAGACTGTAAAGTTCTGCTGGGCGTTTGAATCGTGGATCACTTTTTACTAGATGTTTCCAGTCATGGATTCCTGCATGTTCAAATGCCACCCGACACAAGTCACCAATGGTATGCTGTTGCCCAGTGGCAATCACATAGTCGCTGGCTTTTTCTTGTTGTAGCATCAACCACATGGCTTCCACAAAGTCGCCGGCGAATCCCCAATCTCTAGCACTGTCTAAATTGCCCAGTGTAACATCATCTGCCAGGCCCAGTTTGATACGTGCCACTGCATCTGTGATCTTGCGTGTGACAAATTCACGACCACGCAAGGGCGATTCATGATTGAACAAGATACCTGAGCAAGCATACAAACTGTAACTCTCACGGAAGTTTATGGTCATCCAATGTGAATACAACTTGCTCACTCCATATGGTGATCGTGGACGGAATGGTGTGGTCTCACCTTGCAGTCCTGGTTCCGTAGCATTGCCAAACATCTCTGATGTGGATGCTTGGTAGAATCGAGCATTGGGATTGTGTTGGCGAATTGAGTTCAGCAAGTTTAATGGGCCCATACAATTGACTTCGGTTGTGAGTTTGTTCAATTCCCAACTGATGCCAACAAAACTTTGAGCCGCAAGGTTATATACTTCTTGTGGCTTGACACTTTGCATGATATGATTCATGTTGTTCTCATCTGTGATGTCGCCAGTGATGAGTTCAATGTCGTTTTCAATCCCCAACCATTTGATATTTTCTAAGTTGGGATTTGAATAGCGTTTGACTAGTCCATAAACATGGTAGCCTTTTTCAATTAGATATTTGGCAAGATACGGGCCATCCTGGCCAGTCATGCCTGTAACAAAAGCAGTTTTTTTCATACTATTATGTATCAAACATAACGGGTCACACTTGAATATCTTCCATGCCAGCAGTTCTTAATCGTACCACATGACCCATTTGCCACTGCTTGGTATCCAGTCCTTTGAGTATGCCCAGCCAACGATTACGCAAGTATGCCACTTCGTTTATGAGAGTTTCGTAATCAATCACTTCATCTTCGCCGTCCACGTACTTTTCTGCATCTCTTGATGTCAGCGCACGAGCATATGCTTCTAGATACTTTTGAAAATGTTTCCTACGTATCTTACGCAATTGAATGTTGAGATAGTTTAGCACCGCTTCAATCTCTTGCAGTTGATTAAATCTGTGCTCGGTAATGCCGGGTAAGGCTGTGATATTTTTTTCAACTACGCCGTAGATTTTACAATCTTTTTTGGCATCGTCAAGTTCACGTTCGTAGTGACTGATAAAATCAGGCAAAGCATCTAAACTGGCGACTATGCGACTATACCACATTTTGAATTTCGTTTTCTATAAAGTATTGATTGATGTTTGGAAACAATTTCTTCCAATCGGTACCACGTCTTTGATCTATCATGTCTAGTGTAGCACAAAGTTTGGATAGTCGCAATGGGTCTGGATTTTCTGCATCAATCATCAAACATATACCTTCCAATCGTTTGCGTGTTTCGATATCCCACTCTGTTGCGATTGGATAATGTTCTAACAGTGCATTTAATTTATCTTTGAAGAATGCGGCCCCAAATATGTTAGGATGATATATTTCTTCGTACCCGCTATCAACCACATGATATGCCTGTGTAATTTTTGGGTTTTGTTTTTTGTATTCTGCTATACGTTGTTGCAAATCTAGTGCAGTGTCGATGCTCAATGAAGTAATAACCTGATGCACTGAGATCGACAACCATTTGTGCTGTATCAAGTATTCAAAATTTTCTTGCCATTGGTCAAGAGCAAGTCCGTTCCTGATAAATTCTGCTTGCGGTCCCCAACAATCTAAACTGGCACTAATGTGTACTTGTTTGATTTTTTTGTTGACTATCAAATTTTTGCATATCTCAACAAAGCGTTTTACAGTGTCTGTTTTTGAATTCAAGTTTGTGTTAATTGAGATAGTCAAATTTTGGTTGCGTCTATTGGATATAAATTCCAATATATTCCACATTTCTTTTTGTAGGAATGGTTCGCCACCTAGTATGCTTACCCGATCGAGATCTTGATAATTTTTATCTAACCAACTTAGCCAGGCAGTAAAATATTGATCTTTGTTGGTAATTTGCTGTACTGGTAAAATACCAATGGGATAAGATCCGTATTTTTTGAGTTCTTCGTTGTTCCTTGAACTAAACCCCGGCAAACAATACACACAAGCAAGGTCGCAAGTGTTGGACAAATAAAGTTCAACAATGCGGGGAGTTACCTTTTGGTCACCCGTTGGATCAAAGTCCACAGGAGTAAGTCCAGGGATATCATTATGATACAGACGATCACTTACACCGCCTTGCTTTTCGACATTTTCGCAATACTCGCAGCCGCGACCCGGCCACTCACCGGCTAGCATTTTTTGTCTGTCGTTGATTACTTCTGGAGTATTATGAAAATCGTCAAACTTGTCTAGAGACACTGCCACAGGATTTACTCTGTGACAGCTACTTGACGTTGCATTATAAAGTCTGAATGTGTTCCATCCCCACTTGTACACACATGCTGTGTCGTTACGAATAGGGAATACCCGGCTGGTCATTAATTTTCCCAGTCTTCGTCTTCTTCCTCTTCTTCATACTCATCATCTTCTTTGTCTTCGGCCTCATAATCCTTGTCATTGTCAAGGTATGCGGTTAATGCACGTTTGATGTCTGTGTCGCCTTTAAAGGCGTCACGAATGTCTTCTACGTCACTATCATTATCCATCAAGATCTGTATCACAGTTTCAGCGGCTTCGGCGCGATCCACTGTGTTTACAAAACGCTTGAGTTCTCCCCAAATTTCACTGGCTATTGCTTCACTCATCTGCTGTTTCCTCCGGATTACTTACCTCTGCCTTCTGATTTCCGAAGTCTTTCATTACTGTATCAAGGCAGCCATCAGTATTGGCTTCCCAGGCCTTACGGAACTTCTTGATAATTTCACCGTCGCTTGTGGTAAACACCAAGCTGTTGCCTTCACGCTTGAGCAAACCCTTCTTTTCAATCAAGTCGGTTAGGCCACTGTAGGGGCTCATGCCTGTTGTGTAAGGAATCTTGACCTGAACCCCTTCGAAAGGTTTAGCATAACGTGTTTTCATAACTTTGCATCCGGCGCGAATACCGTTCACTTCGCTTACTTTGTTACCGTCTTCGTCTTCTTTCAACTTCATCTTTTTCATGGCAACCACAATACTTGATGCATAGATAAAACCCTGACCGCCGGAAATCTTGTCATCAGGATCAAACATGTCCTGACTAGCGTATGTGTGATTTGTACAAACTAATCCAACGCCGTATGCACCAAACATGTTTACACAATTGCGCACAAGTGAAGTTAGAGCCTTGGGCTTGCGACCCATGTCGCCTTTCATGTCGCCTGCATCAAACTGATTGACGTCTGTTGGTGTGAGCAACATGCCCAGACTGTCAATAACAAACAACACCTTGGGACGATCACCGTCTGGGAGTGCTTTGTAGTCACTCATGAATGTGCTAATTGTTTTGGCAACATCATCAATCATGGCCATTGACAATTTCAACAACTTGGTGTCGCTAGTGTCCACCCCAAGATCATGCAACCATTTTTCATCTAGTGCATTTTCTGAATCAATCAGCACCACATAGATGCCTTGCTCCTGTGCGTTCTTAATAATGTTCCCAGAACAAATATAGCTTTTGCCGGCACCCGATTCGCCAGCAAACACAGTAACTTTGCCCAATGGTACGCCGCGAGTGAAGTCTCCGCTGATCAGGTAGTTCAAGGCGTAGTTGCCTGTTGAGATCCAGTCTGTTGGATCGTTAAATCCGATACTAAGACCATCAATGCTCTTAGTGATTTCCTTGCGGAACTTGCTTACGTCAAATGGTTTTCCCATGTTTACTCCAATGTAATAAAATTATTTTCTATCAGTGAATTCTTATAGAACAATTGTCTGTATTGTAACAGATTCTCATCAAGTTTGTCAAAGTTTGCCAGTGGCATTTGGCTACCCACACAAGGTAAGCCATGTTGTTTGCACCATGTTTGATACTCTGCTGGTGGTCCATATGTTTGGTGCCGTGTCACATGTAATCTTAATGTTGTGTATAATTCTGAAAAATTATTCAAATCAGTATCTGTTGTTGTATCGTTGTTTTGCCATTTTTGCCAGGTCGATCTACCAAGATTATTGTAAGCAATAGATATATTATACACCCCAAATCCCAATATACCTGTGCCAAAAATATTGGGCATTGAGTAATCGGGATCAGATGAGACTGCTTCAAGATTCAAAGTAGACTCTTCAATAGCATGTATCAACTTGTTAATTGCTTTTAAGTCTCCTGGAAATACATGATCTGCAACAGTAGTAATATTAGGAAAACGTTGATGTAGTTTGACCCATTGACTGTGTAGATGATTAAGATCATCTTGATTGCCTGTGTCAAGCTCGGAATCAAAATCTGTCAAATGCAACCGATCGTGAACAAAAGATTGTATGCGATCAAAACGTTGTTGTAATTCTTGACTCAGAGAAGCATACCTTAGGTCTGACACTGTGTATTTATTTAGAGCACGAGAATTAAGTTGCTCTACAAAATATTCGTAAACACTGTGATCGATAACCGCAAGTTCTATAACATCATGAGTTTGGGTCCAGCGCAGTCTTGGCATACAATAAAAACAAGACCCGTAGGCCTTGTTCAATTACTTTTGCTGTCTAGCGCGGATCATGGCTAAAATGTCTTCGGCCTTTTGCCCACTAGCGGCAGGTTTTGCCACAGGTGCAGTTGGTGCTGGTGCATCATCTTCATCAAAGTCGCTGACTGGAGCCGCTACTTTGAGTGCTGGCTTTGCTGCCACTTCGTGAACATCACCGTGTCCATCCACTGCCACTGCCGGAGTTGACCCGCCGGCAGGTGCTTGTACACCAGCAGGGCGGAAGTATTGACCCCAACGCTCTGTGTCGTATGGCTGACCATCAACTGATGCTTCGAACATCTCTTTGATTACCTTCAACTCAACATCAGTTGGCTTCTTGGGCAAGAATGTGCTCAAGTCAAACAAACCATGTGCATCA